TTTACAAATAAAGGGAAAACAAAAACAACTATTACCAAAATTATAATCTACCAAATGAAAAAGTTTAGTTTTATTGGACATATAAACAAACTTTTCATAATTTATTTTACGTTGATGGATAAATTTATCCAATCTTTTAAGTTGAGATAATCCCAATACTGCTGCAAGTTCAGTATTTCTAAAATTATATCCATCACTTACAAAAAGAAATGACTTTTCAATCTCTGGATTTTCTTTTGCATATTTTTCAAAATTATCAGATACCCTAGCCATTCCATGGGATCTTTTAAGTTTCATCAAATCATACAATTCAGTATCATTTGTAGAAATCATTCCACCTTCAATTGTAGACATATGATGTCCAAAATAAAAACTAAAAGTTGCACCTAAACTATCTGATCCAACTTTTTTATTAAAGATAGATTCACAACCATGAGATTCACAAACATCATCTATGAATAATGCATTAGGAAAAATTTGTTTGTATGTATTCACATCTGCAGGAATTCCAAGCAAATGAGTAACAAAAACTAATTTAATATCTGGGTGTTTTTTTGAAATTTCAATTAAATTACTTTCACTAAAACTATAATTGTATAAATTAATATCACAAAAAATAGGTGTTAATCCAAGTTGAATAATAGGATTGATATTTGTAACCCAAGTACATGCTGGAAGAAGAACTTTATCTCCTTTTTTAAAATTATATTTTTCAATAATAGCAGCAACTAAAAGAAAGTTTGCAGTACTTCCAGAAGTTACAAATAAAGAATGTTTACATCCTAACCACTTTGACCATTTTTGTTCAAAAGTTTCTACTTGTTTACCTTGAGTAAACTTATCAGAAGTTAAAACAAATTTAGCAAGTTTAACTCTATCCATAAAAGATAAAGTATTTTTCATTAATGGCCACTTATACCCTTTCATAATTACCTCTATTTTCTAAGAACCAATCAATAGTAGTTTTTAATCCATCTTCCAATGATGTTTGAGATTTCCACCCAAGAGAATTCATTTTGGATGTATCTAGTGCCCTTCTAGGAGTTCCATTTGGTTTATCAATATCCCAAAATAATTCTCCTTTATAACCAACTAATTTAGCAACAAGTTCAGAAAGTTCTCTAATACTTACTTCTCTTTCTGGACCAATATTAATAATTTCTGGATCATTATAATTATTCATTAAAAATATAAGTCCATCAGCAAGATCATCAGAAAATAAAAATTCTCTAGTAGGACTACCATCACCAAAACAAGTAACAGAAGATAACCTCTTTTCTTTTGCTGTAATAAATTTATTAATAAAACTTGGAATTACATGACACTGTTGAATATTAAAATTATCATTAATACCATAAAGATTATTAGGCATTACTGAAACAGTGTCCATTCCATATTGTTCTGTGTATTTTTTACACATTACATATCCAGCAATCTTTGCAATAGAATATGAAATGTTAGTTTCCTCAAGAGGACCAGTCATTAAATATTCTTCTTTAATAGGCACTGGTGCAAGCTTAGGATAAATGCAAGCAGACCCCATAAAAAGAAGTTTTTTACATCCATATCTATGGGCAGCATCAATTACATTAGTTTGAATTTGAAGATTTTCTCTAATAAAATCTGCAGGATATTCTTTATTATATCCAATACCACCTACTTTAGCAGCAGAAAGAAAAACATAATCTGGTTTTTTTACTTTAAAAAAACAATTAACTCCTTCAACATCAGTAAGATTTACTACCCTTTTATCTACAGTAAGAATATTTTTATATCCTAAACTATTTAATTTTCTTATAATTGCAGATCCTACAAGTCCTTTATGACCCGCAATAAAAATTTTACTATCACTGTCCATAAACACACATGTCCTCAACTAATTCTTTAAATGAAATTTTAGGTATCCAACCTAGTTTTTCTTTTGCCTTAGAGGCATCACCTAACAAAGTCTCTACTTCAGCAGGTCTAAAATATTTAGGATTGACTTGGATGACTGTTTTTTTAGTAAGTTTATCAATACCAACTTCATTTAATCCCTCACCTTCCCAAGCAATTTTCATTCCAAAATAAGGTGCTGCTTCTTCAACAAAATCTTTAACTGAATATTGTTTTCCAGTAGCAATTACAAAGTCTTCTGGTTCATCTTGTTGAAGCATTAACCACATTGCTTCAACAAAATCCTTAGCATGTCCCCAGTCACGTTTTGCATTTAGATTACCCAGATAAAGACAATCTTGATTTCCTTTTTGAATATTAGAAAGTCCAAGGACAATCTTTCTAGTTACAAATGTTTCACCACGTCTTGGTGATTCATGATTAAACAAAATACCAGAACTTGCGTGCATTCCATAGGATTCTCTATAGTTCTTTACAATCCAATATCCATAGATTTTAGCAACTCCATAAGGAGACCTTGGATAGAATGGGGTAGTTTCTTTTTGAGGAATCTCCTGAACCAATCCATAAAGTTCTGATGTAGATGCCTGATAGATTCTAGTTTTATGTTCCAAACCAAGCAACCTAACTGCTTCTAAAATTCTAAGAGTTCCAAGACCATCAACCTGTCCAGTAAACTCAGGCATTTCAAAAGAAACTTTTACATGACTTTGAGCACCAAGATTATAAATTTCATCTGGTTGAACTTCTTTAATAATTCTAATTAAATTAGTAGCATCAGATAAATCTCCATAATGAAGTTTTAATTGGGAGTAAATGTGATCAATCCTATCAGTATTAATAAGAGAACTTCTACGAACAATACCATGAACTTCATATCCTTTTTCAAGAAGAAGTTCAGCAAGGTAAGACCCATCTTGTCCAGTAATACCAGTAATTAACGCAACTTTCATATACAAAGTACTTTTCTATTATTATACAAAAAAAGAGGGGTTTTGTAAACCCCTCCTAAGATTCCGTGTTTGCAGGCTCGCCACTAATTTTTTAACTGGAAATTAGAAACCAGGCGGGAGTAACCTCCATCCGCACCACCAATTTTTTAAGGAAATTGGAAACCTAATGAGGGTCATATTGACTCCACCAGTATTTTTTAAGTCTCTCCATGACTTCGAGGGGGTTCCCGACCAGTACTGTTAAAGTCCATCCGTGACTTTTGCATTTGCTATTTGCAAATAGCAAATAGGAATACTGGGAATTGAACCCAGACACAGCCCTTATAAGGAGCCTGCTCTACCATTAAGCTATACTCCCAAAAAAAATTAACAACCTTCTTCATGATCAGTGTGTATTCGAATTAGGTCGTCATTTTCTTCTATAGTATCTACTATGCAGTCATAGTCTTGTGCAGGCATTATTACTACTTCTTTTTCTTCATATGTAATAATAAAAGACTCTCCACCTTCTACACGATCAAGAAGATTATCAAAGTCTGTTTGAAATTCTTCTACTGTAAACTTTTCCATAATAAGTTAAGAATCAAATTTATTTTTCCAAAATGTGTCCATAGGATCTACTCTAGATTTTAGAATAGCACATGCTCTTTTATAAAACATATTATTTGTATTACCAGATTTTTCAAATGTTTCTTTTATTTTCACCCAATTATCATAGGTGTGTTGGTCCATTTAAAATTTTTGTAAGTGGTCATTTAATCTAAGCATTATTTTTTCTGCTTCCCTTACATCCATTCCATCTTGTTTGGAATAATATATGTAGTCGTCCAGAGCAAGTGTGATTAATTCAATATCACTTTTTCCTAACTTTGGGGGTTCCCAACTCATTTAATTTCAAACTCCAATTTTCTAATTTTACGATTTTTTCTAGACTCTTGAAAAGCAAGGTCTTCATTTGAAAGAACTTTTTTGGTTTCTTTCTTACCCATATTACTCAATAACTCAACTAATGTCAAGTCCAATGCAGTAATGGTTTCTCCTTTTAATGTAGTTAAATTATCACATCCACAACATTTAGTTCTTATTGGATGTGATTCTAATTCTGTGTTACAATTTTTGCATCTAATTTTTATCATGGTCTTAATTTAAAATGTAAAGCGGCTGACTGGATTCGAACCAGCGACATCTAACTTGGAAGGATAGCGTTCTACCACTGAACTACAACCGCATAATGAGGGGAGCGTCCTCCCCATATACTAATTATGCATTAACTAAAATAAAACGATTGGCATAATCATAAGCATAAGATGTTCTAGCTCCATGATAACCCCAACCAATCCAATTATAAGCATAATTCATATATCTGTCAATAGAATGTCCAGGAGTTTTCATCCTATTTTCTATTTTCTTCCACTGAACTTCATTTGTCAAATATTTAAGTTGTGTATTTAAATTGGAAGGACTTCCACCATATCTTTTGGCAAAGTCACCCAATCCATAATATCTATTTGATGAAGTCCATTGAATCAAACCATAACCACCATAGCAGTTGTAGTATGATCTTTTACTACCACCTTCACAAACATTAGACTGAAATGTTGATTCCTGTTTAATGTTGCCCATGATGGTAGCAAGGGCGTTTTTATCTTTAATTCCAATGTCTTGGAAATAATCCAAGGCTACATTTTCATTTTCATTACACCCTTTACAAATTAACCTTTTCTCTTTTGACTTTTCGGGAGCAACCTCTTTGGTCGCTGTCTTTGTATTAAACTCTTTAATAATAGAATATGGTGGAGGACCACTCAATAAAGGAGGAAATACTGTAGGCAGTGTTGCCGAACTGGTTGTAACCGCTGCCAAAAGGGGCAAGGTTACTGTAAAGAAATTTTGCATTAAATTTAATAGAACTCTACATCCCAATAGAAAGGGGGTACACCAACCCTCTCGGGAGGCACTTTCCTGGGCTCTAATTCATTATCAAGGTCTCATAATAAAAATCATAATGAGCGATTATTTAGTAGTCCCTAAATTCCCTCATAATGTAATCTAAAGACATAACTTCAATATTGGTTTTTTGAACCACCCAATCTTGGATTTCTGCATACAAAGCAGCAGCATCATCTGTCCTACCTTGATTACACAACTCATGCATCCTATCGATGATATCATCAACTTTATTTTGACACATTCTCCTCATTTGAGTCTGATTCATAGTAATCTTTTCTGAAGTACCTCGATAAGATATTGCTATTATAGAATGCTGGTTCTCCGTTGTCAAGGGATTCTGTAAGGACGTTGTTGACAAAGAGTTGCCTTGTTTCCTCATAATTAGTTTTGCCTTTTGTTTGATGTATTGAGAGAATAACTCTAACAAAATTCTCTCTACCATACTTGATGATATCTTCTTTAAGTTCTGGACAAGACCCATAATACTTTTTCCAATCAGATTCAGATTTTACTTTTCTTTTTTTACCTTTTGGCGTTCTAAATTGCCAAAAATACTTTCTTCCAATATATTGTTTTGAATTTATTTTATTTGTAATAAGATAAACAAATCCAAAATTGTCTTGAATATCCTCAGATTCAAAAATCTTTCCTTGATATTTCCAAGGATTCTCATAGCTCATATAAAGTAATCTTATGAGCTAGTATTTATCCTTCATAGCTAACAGAGTGATTCTACTGACAGTTGGGGTCTTTGTCAACCCATGCTCCTCTGATGCCCATAACTCCTTCTGGGCACTCATAGTAAATAGCATCCCTTACTGTCAGTCTCTGGGTCTCTGAGTACTTGGGGTCCTCTATCTCCTTGAGGATGGTCTTGTTGGTCATCCTAGGGGGTAGAGACCTCTCCCATGCCTCATACTCCTCAAGGGCACGATCAACATCCCTCTTGACCCTTCTATCCAATTTCTCAGGATCCTTTATAATCAACTCATTAAAAATAGTCTGTGGGAAGAACTTTCTTTGAACTTCATCAAAGATATCCCACAGACTATTTTGGTTTATATGTGTGCACTGAGATAATGTAGAAATAAGTGCAGTGACAACAAGACTTACAATAATAATACTCTTGTTGTCAGGTTTCTTTTTCCCAAACTGGAAATTGAACTGCATTATTTTTCTACACCATACCTCTTATCTGATCTGGAAGTATCCATATTCTTCTTAGCTTGGTTTGTTGAGATAGCATATCTCAAACTCTTGAGTTCCTTAGGAGACTTTTCAGGATAGGACTTAGCAAGTTTTGAAGGTTTGATTGCCTTGTATACACTTTCTTTTTCTTTCGTTTCAGAAGCATCAAGTGCACGCTCTCTTAAATGTGCTCTTAATTGAAGTTCAAGTTGTTCTTTATTATGTAAAGGTGATTGTCCAATACGATTAAATCTTTCATTTTCTTTTTGTCTAGTGATAGCACTTACGATTTTAGCAGACTTGGTTTGTGCTTCTTCCTTTTTCTTACCTTTGGATACAAGTGAAGTACGAGCAAGATTTCCTGCTCTACGATACATAGCAGATTCTTTTTCTTTACCAATTTCCTTGTAACCTTCATCAACCAGATCTCCATTTGTTTCATAGGAATCTGTCATTCCATGAATATGCTTACCTTTAGATTTTTTATCTGCTCTTGCTGCTGACTGTGCTTCTGATCCAGCATACTTTGATGCTGTCTTTGCATCCATTCTATCAGAGTTGCCTGCACGTCTTTCAGCAGCAGCAAGTCTTCTCATCTCCCTTGCATCATCATCTCTTGCTTCCACAATCTCTTCTTTCCACTCTTCACTCATATTCACCATAATTGCTTCTGCTGCTTTTGGGGTTTCAGCATATCCTTCATCAAGTAAATGTGAGAGAATGATGTCGTAGTAATTATAACTATCAGAAACTGTCTTACTTCTTTTTTTGTATAATAGACTTTCTGGACCTTTATTTATCTTTTCTTTTTGTTTTGGACCTTCAGAATGATGTAAATGTGTAGCAAGTCTTAATTTGGTTGCTCTATTAAGGTCTTTTTGAGGTGTATTGGGTGCCTTAGGTGCTGTAAGTGGTTCCCTCCCCAAATCATCACGACCCGGTGCTAGTTTTTTTGCTTTTGCCTTAACTTTATCATAAGGAAAATTTTTATATCCCTCATTAAGTTGTTGATTTTCAATAACTTCCAAATATGCTTCTTGAAGACTACGAAATTCTTGTGAGTCCATCTTATGAATACTTTTTAGTTA